ATGCAAGATTAGCTTTAAAAATGGTAGATGAAGATAATATGTCTTCTAATAGTGCAGCGCATATGCCTACACAGCAAAGTGTAAAAGCATATGTAGATACAGAAGTTGCAAGTTTAGTTGATAGCTCTCCAAGCACACTAGACACACTAAATGAACTGGCGGCGGCATTAGGCGATGATCCTAACTTTGCAACAACAACGGCTAATAATATTGCAACCAAAGTAAGTAAAACTGGTGATACTATGTCAGGGGCACTTACTGTTGGAAATACTGGCGGTGGTGCTAACAGAGGTGTAGGTATCGATCCAAATGGAGAAATTACACAAAATGCTACTGATGGTTCTTGGCTACATTTAAATCGTCATATAGATGGACTTGTTGCAGTTGGTCACGACAGTAATGCAAACTTATATGTAGCTAATAATGTTGGTATCGGTACAGATAATCCAAGTTATCAAATTCATTCATATAACAATGGCGTTAATATAGATAATATATTAAAAGTTGAAAATGACCAGATAAATTACGGTGCAGTCTTTATTGCTGACGCAAATAGCAACTATGCGAACTATCAGTCGGTATCACCTACTGCATCATGGATTTTTGGCCAACGTGGACTAGGTGGTGGTAAATTTGAAATAACAGACTCAACATCTGGTCTTGCTAGAAGATTTGTTATAGATTCATCAGGCAACGTTGGTATTGGTACTACGAATCCACAACGAAAATTACACATTGTTGAAAATAGCGCACAGTTAAGAATCAATAGGACAGATGGCGGAGATGACACTTGGGAACTTTACAGTTGGAATGATGGTTTAAACTTTTATCCAGTAGATGGAGCCTCTACAGTATGGTTTGGTAGAGATGGACAAAATACAGATGTAAGTCTTTATAATGGCAGATTGGCAGTAAACAATGGTGTCGCCGGTGTGCCTAGTGGGTATGCAATATATGCAAATGGTTCAATTTGGGCTAAAGCAGGTGCTGGTAATTCTGGTGGGTTAAGATTACACACCAACTCAGGGATTAATGTAAGCGCAAATGTTATGAGTTTTCACACTGGACAAACTAATGGGTTCAGCTTTAATGGAAACAGTGACGGTGCTGACAACAACAATCAACTAGTAGTGATTCGAGGTGATGGCAAAGTTGGTATTGGCACATCTACACCTAGTGCTGTCTTTCATGTTAATCGCCCAACATATTCTTCTACCGAAAGAACGATGAAGATTAATAATGGTAGTAACAATGGTGGAGCGCAATACGACACTCTATTAATTAACCAACCAGATGTACCGTCAGTTAGATTTGTTGAAACAGCAACCAACCAAGAATTAACTTTATCTGTAGGTAATGAGAATAGTAACTCTGCAGTTATAGGATCTACAGGGCAATTAGTTTTTTCAGTTGGCAGAGCAGCTTCAACATTAGCATATTCTGCTGGTGGTCGAGCAATGACTATAAATTCGACAGGCCAAGTTGGTATCGGAACACATGATCCAATTTACAAATTAAGTATTGATAATGGAACTAGTGATGGTAATATATTAAGATTAAATAATGAAGAAGTGGGCCTTAATGTAAGTGTTGATGGTTCAAATCCAACATACACAAGTTCAGATAGAACTGTTACACTTAATGCTACTAGAATGGATGGTGGTGCTGAGCCAACATTACGTTTAGCTGGACAAGGACAAATTGAATTTGCTGTTGATGCTAACAGTGTCAAAATGACACTAGATAAAGATAGTGGATTTAATAATACCACACAACTTAACCTACATGGTGCTTACCTACGAAGAAACTACGAAAAAATTACTGAATGGACAGCATTTACACATTGCTCAACTCCTGACAACGCAAATTTCTTACATATTAGAACGCCATTAATTTCTGATACTGCAAGCAGTGGAAATATAAGCGCATATCGACCAGTTGCAATAGAAATATATGGATATCATAATTATGCAGCAGAAAATTTTCATGACTGTACAGTGGTTGTAAATACGCCATCTAATGGTTCGTTTCAAGCAAACTTAAGATCAGATAATAATAATCATAGTTCACTTACTGTATACCGTAGTGGTAGTACATATAATGGGTATAATAGAGTTTGTTTAAGTGTTCCTAAAAGCACATGTTGTTGTGTTGGAGCATTGTGGATAAGATTTAGATGGTGGAATGGGCTTCCTACAGATAATTATGCATGGGGCCACACTGGAACATATAATACAACAGATGGATTTTAAATATGAGTAATACAATAAGATGGATGATTGAAGATGTCGTTGCAGATGATAACGATATTATAATAAATTTAACATGGAGGGTAGTTGCATGGGCTCCTGATAATTCATATAGTGATATATCAGGAATTACACAATTACCTGAAGCAATTAACCCTGTGCCGTACGATGAATTAACTGAAGAGTTATTTTGGAAGTTTATTGCTGATGCAGAACAAACAACTACAGAGCAGATGGTTATTGATCTAGAACAAAAATTACATAAAGCAATGAACCCAGCACCTATAGTACATAAATCAAAAGGCTCGGGAAACTTACCATGGTTAGATAATGACGGCACCGGTATCTAAATCTCAAAAACGAATGGAAATATGTACAAAGTGTGAGTATCTTACTAAGAATAAAGGATGTACTCAATGTGGGTGTCATATGCCATTAAAAACAAAATTACCTTGGGTGAAATGCCCTATAGGTAAATGGTAATCGATAAACAAGTTAAAAACTATCCAACCAATTGGGTAAATCATTAATTCCACGTTTGCTTTCCAGTATAGTCTCTATTTTTGCAATCATATCTTTGTTTGTTAACACAAGTTTAGCACCCTGATGTAATGGGCGTGGATAATATTTTAAATCTACCCAAGCATACCCACTGCTTTCGCCATTGGTGTCTGGTGTAAATTCTTCAAACACTGTAACAACAAACGCATTGTAGATAAACTTTTTATCTGCACTGGTAAACTTGTGTAGTGGATATATTTTCTCAAAGTCCGGCAACATGCCAATTTCTTCATTAAGTTCACGCAGAAGTGTTTCAACAGGACGTTCTGTTTTTTCAGCCTTGCCTCCCCAGAAACTCCAGGTTCCTCGGTGACTGCTTTTACGTCCACGTAATTGTAGACATACTCTTCCGGTATCTAATGCTAAAAATATACAACCACTGGCAGTGATCATATTAGAGATAGAGTCTCCAGAAGCCTTCTTTGTAGACGCCCTCGAACGAGTTTTGCCATTGCGAGCCGGTCCATTCATATTGGTCTCCTGTTGCAGTATTGGTTACAAATTGTGTATTGTTTGTTGCACTTGCATCAAAAGCAATAGTCCAAGCTGAACCATTATAAGTTATAATATCGTTGTTGTTGGCTGATAATCCCCACGCTCCAGCGGCACTAGTTTGCCCCAGTATCAAATAACGTTGCCCACTGGCGGCGGCTGGTAATGTGCCGTCTCCTGGGTATGCATTTGCTGGATTAATAATTGCATCAACTGTGCCTTGCGTATTGGCTGGTTGTGTTCCAGCATCCAGTGTCACTTTTATTCGTTGTTTATTAACACTATCATATGATATTGTGCCAATTACATCTTGGCTGCTGTCAGTTGGATCAGCACTTTGTCGTAATCTTAACTGACTGATACCATCACGTAGTTCGCCATATGCAGGTAATATTTTACTCCAATCCAAAGCAGCGCCATTGGAATCAACATTTCCGCCCTGCTCATTTAATATTGTAGCATAATTATCTTCATAACGCAACTTATAATTTTCCAGTGTTATTATTTTATAATTTTGGAACTGTGAAGTAAAACTTTCTCCCAGTTTAAAACTATCAAGGTTGTCATCATCAACTTGATTAATGTTGTTTAATATAGTGTGTATTAGTGTCTGCTTTTGTACTTTAACAGGTGGACTAATATAGATAGGTAATTCAAACTGTAGTGTACTGACATCAATAATTTCATCAACACCACTTGGTACACTGCGCACACTCCATGTCATGTTGGTTAATTCAACATAACTTAAACTTGTCCAGTCAAAGGGATTATTGGTTGTGTGTATATTTAAACTGGGATTAAACAGTACTAATATTTGTTCCAACATTTGTAATTTTTGTTCTGTATTACTGGTCCAGATATCAACCTGCATTTGTAAATTATACGGTACTGGTTGGTAACGTGTAATCTGATATGTGTCGCCCAGCTCATCCAAATATGCATTTGTATTGTTGTCGTATTTCTTTTCAAACACCTGTACTTTGTCACTGTGTTGTGCATGTGTACGGCGTTCAGGAGCAATGCTCATGTCACTCACATAACAACTGATAAACGGCGTTGCATTAACCACGTTCTCACTGTTGTCTTTTACTATGTGTGCCGCCATACGGCTAACATCACCATAGCGTACAGGTACAGTCTGGTAAATTTTTGTACCATCTTCCTTGGTACCCATTTCAACACTGAATCCACTAAACAGTCTTATAAACTGTTGTATGTATCGGCGCATTTGTTTATCATAAAAATATTGCATTTGGTTATCCTACATCTGGTTTAGGTAGTATAGTTTGACTCAAGCTCTGTCTTTCAGCTTGTTCTATTCCATCATCGCCAATAAATGTTTTGTCTGTATTATTAATAAATTCTTCAGCATTGTATGTTTTACTGCTCCATGTTTGAGCTGTAATGTTATCGTACAATCTATGCCATTTGGTTCCACGTCTTACAAAAAGACGGTTTGGTGTAAAGTCAGCACGTACAAAGTAATCACCTTCGTTTGGATTAGCTGGAAAACTGTTGCCTGAAGAAAGTGATTCGCCATAACTCCAAGTTTCATCTTGACCGGACTCATGACTTGGGTGTTGGTCAACACCGCCAAACAAATGGTCAGCCAGTGGCTTACCTGCAGGGTCTGCCGCTTCAGCCGCATCCACAATTGCATTACTGATATCCAGTTCTTTCTTGTAACTACTGATAACATTTTTAAGACTGTCTTCTTGTTCAGCAGTACCAAGTATATCTGCATACTCCTGGCTGTCTGTAATTGGAGATAGTTTTACACGCCAAATATGTGGCATCCATGTTGCACTAAACCCTTCACTACCACGGTTGGCATCTTGTACTACATAAAACTTTGGAATAGGTTCACGATTTGCATCAAGTGCTAAATCATCCAACAAGTGTGGCAACTCAATAACGTCACCCGGCATTAGTCTTCTACCCATGATCTCAACACACTCATTCATATGGAATGTCATGAATAAAACATCGTTTGTTAAAAATAAACCAAACTGTGTTAAATCAAAATCATTGTCACTTACATTGTATACCCCACGCATTTCGTAAATATCTTTGTCATATTTACGATCACGGTTTTCCATAAACAACAAGTCTTGTATTTTAGTTTCGTTTACAATACCATCAATATTTGTAAAATCTCCACTTAGTGGGTCAACTTCCATACCACTAGTATAGTTTGGTTGTGCTGGATCATCTGTTTCACCCAAAGATTGCGGTCCGATATACTTGTGTACATACGCACCAGTACCACCTATCTGAAATTGTTCTCTAATAGAGTTGTCCAGGAAGAAATAGTCATTTGTTTTAGTGGGCTTCCACAAACTGAGTCTTGGCATAAGCTATAATCCTTTATGATATTTATCTGTTCGAGTTCTTCTAGATCGTATAAATATTGTATAGGAGTATACATATGGCACTACGTGACACAATTATTAAAGAAATGGAACTAAGATTGGGCGGTCAGATGGTTGACGTCGAACTAGATCCAGCTCATTATAACCTTGCAATTGATAAAGCATTGGACAAATACAGACAACGAAGCGAAAATGCTGTTGAGGAAAGTTTTGTACACTTGCGTTTACAAGCAGAAGTTAATCAGTATACACTCCCAAATGAAATTATCGAAGTTAAAGATATTTATAGACGTAGCAGTGGTGTAAGTGGCACCAGCGGCAACGACTTTGAGCCTTTTGAAGCACAATATCTCAACACATACTTGATGCACAGTGGTAGAGCCGGCGGATTGGGTGTATTTGATGCACTTGCACAACACCGAGAAGCACTTGGTAGATTGTTTGGTGCCGAATATACATTTACTTGGAATCACACCAGTCATTCTTTACTTGTACATCGTCGTGTTAAAACAGATGATGACTGTTATTTGCACGTATACAACAACAGACCAGAAGAAGTATTGTTTCAAGACGTATATGCCAAGCCTTGGATTAAAGATTATGCCTTTGCACATGCACGTCTAATGCTTGCAGAAGCACGTGGTAAGTTTAACACTATTGCTGGTCCACAAGGCGGCACAACACTTAATGCTGACGTTCTAAGGGCGTCTGCAGAAGCAGATTTGGACAAACTAGAGCAAGATTTAACCCTATATGCTGAAGGCAGTACTGGGTTAGGCTTTGTTATCGGTTAATAACTTTTAAAAAATTACAAGTACTTGAAAAGGCAGGATTTATTCTTGCCTTTTTTTGTTGACAACCAAGACGTTTTACTATATATTATAAGAGTAAGTTAAACAAAGAGGTAGTAAAATGAGAATCAAGGGTGCAATGACTGTTTTAGAAAGACGTGCTAAGTTTTATGGTAAGACACTTGACTGGCTAATTGATGCTATGGATCAAGGCATGGATGAAAACATGACAGTTACCGAAGCATATGAAGTTTATAAAATGGATCAAGGATATGTTTGGTGTGGCATTAATGGTTATGGTTTTACTACTCCTGAAAAGAACCGTGAAGAAACTAACATTTACTTTGGTCACGGACATCAGTTAGAATTGGACATATAATATGACATTCGATGATTTAGCATTTGAAGAAATTAGAACAGGGCATTTTCAAGCTAAGATGCAATTTGGAAAGTATCAGCTGAGTGTTGTTTTACTACCAGGCAAAACACAATACGAAGCGGCAGTGTTTGATGATGATATGTTTGTACAGTTGCCAGGAATACATCCTGATTATTATGAAGACTTTTCAGATGATGTAATACCTTATCTTTTACCAGATGATGTTAGTGGTATCATGCGTAAATTAAAAATGCTTGAAGGCCCAAAATAATTTAAAAAAAGGCTTGACAAGTAAGACGTTTTACTGTATATTATAAGAGTAAGTTAAAAAAACAGGAGTTATTAACATGCAAAACGAAATCCAAACACTAATACAAAAATGTAAAGCAGACTATGTTAAATTTGCTACAGCAGGTGGACGTGGTATGCCAGAGCCAGACAGCTACTTTGGTAAAACACTTGCTAACTTTGAAAATAGTTTCACTATTAAAGAAGGCAAAAAGTATATCAAGATTATACGTGATAACGGAGTTTGGGGTTTCATTGTTAATACAGATGATGATAAACTGTTTAAAAAAGGTGATATCCTCAAAGCCGCAGGTTACAATGCGCCAGCTAGGAATGCAGCACGTGGTAACATTTTCGAAGAGTTCAGTGTAGCATGGACTGGTCCACATTACCTAAAGTAGGTAGTTGACATTAGCACCGCAAGGTGCTAATATATGATTATACAATAACACCAACAAGGAGATAAAGATGGGAATGAGCGGATATGTAATGGATATTGAAGAAGCCTTTTGGGGTACAGTATCTAAAATTATTAAAGAATCTGAACATGTAAACGAAGCAATGACAAGAGCAGTTGATCTTGGTAAGCCAATGGTTCCTTTTATGAGTACATCAGATATTGAAGATGGTGTTAGTGAAATGTGGAATGACTTTTGGAGCGAATACCAACAATGAACTTAATTGGCGTATGCGGTTTAATCGGCAGTGGTAAAGGCACCGTTGCTGATATTTTAGTACAAAATTTTCAATATGAAAAAATTAGTTTTGCTGATAAACTAAAAGATGGTGTCAGTGCAGTATTCGGATGGGATCGTGACATGCTGGAAGGCGACACAGATCGTAGTCGTTTGTGGCGTGAACGTACTGATGAATTTTGGACTAAGGAAACAGGCACAGAGGTCAGCCCACGTTTAATACTTCAGTTATTTGGTACTGATTGTATGCGTAATGGATTTTTCGACGGTATTTGGGTTAGTTTAGTTAAACAGAAAATTTTAGATAATCCAGACAAAAAATATATTATACCAGATGTTAGATTTCCAAATGAAATGAAAGTCATAACAGAACTTGGTGGACAAGTTTGGCAAGTTCGTAGAGGAGATTTACCACAGTGGTTTATTGATCGTCAACATTCAACAGGATTTATTCCTTCAGATGTACATGAAAGTGAATGGGCATGGGTTGATGTTGATAGTGCATTTGATGTTATTTTAACTAATAATGGAACACTTCAAGAGCTTGAAAAAAGTGTTTTAGACACGTTAAGTACGTAGTTATTACCTTAACCGCCCTATATAAGTATGCTTCTGCTAAATACTAACAGTTACTAAAACACTGAAAGATTCAGAGGAGAATATATTATGGCTACTTTAGTTTCCCCAGGCGTTTCCGTAACAGTAGTAGATGAGAGTGCATACGCATCTCCAGGAACAGGTACAATCCCATTCATTGCGATTGCTACACGTTC